TGATTATGCCAAGTTTGATGGACGTATGAGCCCCCAATTCATGTTAGCTGCTTTCAAGCTTTTAATTAAGCTAGCAGAAAAGAGTGGAAATTATGAGGAGGATGATCTCACTATCATGCGTGGCATTGCCACTGAGATTTCATACCCTACTTATGATTATTTTGGAACTTTGGTTCAGTTTATGGGGTCAAATCCATCTGGACATCCTTTGACTGTTGTAATTAATAGTCTTGTTAATTCCCTTTATTTGCGTTATTGCTGGTATGCAATTGCAAAGGAAAAGGGATGGTGGAAAGTTCCACTTTTTAACGAGAAAGTTTCAGCTATGACTTACGGAGATGATAACATTATGACCGTTGCGAAAGGGTATGATGATTTTAATCATACTGCTATTGCTGAACAGTTGGCTAAGGTTAGTATTAAGTATACCATGGCTGACAAAGATGCCGAGTCTGTACCTTTCATTCATCTTAGTGAAGCTTCTTTTTTGAAGCATTTCGCTGTTTGGGATGACGAATTGGGCCTGTACAGATCTCCTGTTGAGGAGGATTCGATTGCCAAGATGTTACATGCACACTTGAAGTCCAAGGTTCTATCTATGGAACAATCAAGTGCTGAAGCAATTCAGAATGTAGCGTTGAAGTATTTTGAATTTGGCCGTGAGGTCTACATCAAGCGAGTTGCTCAGTTGGAGCAGGTTGCACGTGACGCTGGTATTCAGAGTTACGTTGGACCGATCATGAGTTATGATGATCGTCTCGCTTGGTACCGTGAGAAGTTCGACCTTTAGGTTGGCTTCATTAGCCCGCCCTGGGGGCTTTATACCTTGGGCCACCGTAACTATACGTTGGATAAGCTAAAAATAGTTATTTGTGTTTGATTAACGCACAAGCTGCTAGGTTCTGCATTACCTAGTTTTTGTGGCCAGCTACACAAATAGTCATTGTATATATCGTTATTTAGCGATGGGGTGACGCCCAATAAAATAGCACTGTTATGTTGTCGATTGATGTGCCGCACATAATATTCAATAAATTACATTACTTATCTTCATACTATTGTAGAGGACGAGACCCTCTTTAAAAATCTCGAATTTAACACTGCTAAGCAGAATATCCATCGCATTGAGTCCTTCGATGGGCTGGATGAGGTTAAGCGCCTCAGGTCCCGTAACAAGGAACTAAAAGAAAAACTTGCTAAGAAGTATCGCCATGTTTCTCAGCTCGAGAAGAGAATTTCTCAGTTGGAAGGTAAGGTATTGATTTCACAGTCGGGTGTTGTATCTGATGATCAACCTCCGCCTGGTTCGCTAGAGAGTGAAATGGTTCCCATGAGTAAAGAGCAAATTACTTCTTTTGCTGACCAGGATGCTGGATGGACTACAGAGAAAGTCGGTTATTATGAGCCAACCATGGACCTTGCAAACAATAGCGATAGTGAGCTAGGGAATTTCCTTAAGCGACCTATTCGTGAGTCTGCACAGACATGGATTGTTGGCCAGCCTTTCTTCTATAAGTTCAATCCTTGGACTGCATTTTGTGAGAATGCTTTCGTGAGAGACAAGATCAAGAATTATGAGTTACTTCGAATGAAGCTGCACGTTAAAATGGTGATTTCGGGAACGAAATTTCACTATGGCCGTAGCTTGGTATCATATAATCCTTATACTGTTGGTGATGAAGTTACTGTTCACAGAAACTTTGTCACTCGGGATTTGATTCAAGCTTCGCAGAAGCCTCATTTTTTCTTGAATCCCACGAAGAATACTGGTGGAGAACTTTGTTTACCTTTCTTTTGGCCGAACAATTACCTCAGTATTCCAGATGCTGATTGGGAAGATATGGGAGAGATTGTTATCTCCTCATTTGGGAATCTCCTCCATGCAAATGGTGGAAATGATCCAGTTACCATTACTACCTACATCTGGGCTGAGGATATTGTTCTCACCATTCCCACTAGTTCTGATCCTCCACTCGCTTCACAGAGTGGTCGTCGTAGCAATAAAATGTCTTCGGCAGATCAAGCAAGTACAATTAATTCACAAGATGAATATGGGCAAGGAATTATTTCTAAGCCCGCTGCTGCAATTGCAAAGGCTGCAGGTCAGTTGTCGGCTTTACCTGTGATTGGTCCGTATATGACGGCCACTCAGATTGGAGCTAACGCTGCTAGCAGGGTTGCGCAGTTGTTCGGTTATTCACGACCAAACATTGTGACTGATATTCAGCAATTTAAACCATTACCTACTGGTAATTTGGCCAACACTGATGCTGCTGATGGTGCAATGAAATTGACTTTGGATAGTAAAGCAGAATTGTCTGTTGACTCTCGCACTGTTGGACTTGATGGAACTGATGAAATGGGAATTCTCGATTATTGTAAGAGAGAATCTTATTTGACTCAATTCTCT